GCATCGACTGTATTCGTGATGTTACAATAAATTGTCCGTTCTGCTGAAGTGTATTGAGCAGAAACAGGAGCTGTCGTAGCATCCTGAGTGGTAAGCACTAGAGAAGTCACTGTTACGTTTCCAACTACAACAGTTGTACCACCATCAAGAATTTCATCTGTCTGAGCCGCAACAATTTGTGCGCCTGAACTAGATGTGCCAACCTCATAACCAATGTCGCCAGTTCCAATGACAGGAGCTGTAGCACAAAAGATTTTAATGTTGGTAATGATTGTGTTTGCTGGTTGTGTGAACTCACCAATTGCTGGGCTATCCCCTGCTGTAGTGTTAACAGTAACACCTGTCGCAAAACCAACGTGTTTTACATATTTGTTAGTAACAATACCTGTTGAAGCAATAACTGCGGTATCAGTGTATGCACCTGTCGTAGTATTTTTTGATACTACTTTAAATCCGTTTTCGGAGCGGACCGCTCCTGTAAATGTTGTATTAGCCATGTCAATCTCCTTGTCTTGGCAAATGTCAGCCACAGAATGCGACTGTCAAGGTATCTTTACGATACACCACCTTGTAACAAAAAGAAAGAGGTTAAGTATTCTCAGACTTATTCGCTTGATTTCTCTTTAAGAACTAATCCGAATATAGCACAAACTATACCTGCCCAAGTTAATATTGGCATACTAAGCAAAATGCCTAACCCAACGCCAACAACAGCTGCAGCTCCATAACTTGAAGGCTCTTTTAATCTTCCTTTAATCCAATCCATTTACTTTCTCCTTGTTAAATAAAAAAAGGGGCGACAAAAGCCGCCCCAAGTGGTTCCATAAGGCATACGGAATTACGCTCCCGGTGAGCCGTAGATACAACGAGGGTCTGAGAAACCAAAAGAATATCTTTCTCTTGCTTTAAATCTCATATTTCCTGTATCAAAGTCAGCTTCCATATTTGTGGATAGCGCTGTTCTTTCAAAATGAATCATTCCGCGTGGCGCGTCAGTCATCACAAAGAAAGCATCTGTATCGGTCAAGAAGTCATTAACGGCATAACCCTCTGGAAGCATTCCCATTGAGCGCATAGCGTTAGTGTCATTGTCTGCTGTACCAACACGAAGGTTAGAAGTCATTATTCTTTCAGCAACAAATTGAAGCTGACGAGGAATAACGAGTTTCATACCGCGTAGTGCCACTTTCAGACCACGCTCATCAACAAACCCAGCGATGTTGATCAAAGAATCTTCCAAAGAAGTTTCGTTAAGATCAGCAGCTGTACTTGGCTCGTTTGCAAACGTGCTACCGTTGGTTAGAGGGTGAGAGGCATCACAAAGTGCAACTCCGTCACCTCCAGCTGATGCTCCAGCTGTAAATGCGTTGTTTAACACTGCTGCGGCTTTCACCTGTTTAGTGTGTGCCATTGATCGAGCGAGTGCACGAGTATAACGAGAAGATAGACGATCATAGAGATTATCCTCAACTGCTTCCTCTGTAATAGAGAACGCAAGTGCGATTGTCTCATGATTGTATCTCGCCGTATATGCTTCGTTAGCATCGTCGAAATTAACAGCGGAACCCTCCGACTTAGTCGGGGCGGCTCCAAACCCAGATAGCATCACTTCCTCCTCGAACGCTCTGTCCGATGATTCAGTAGTGAAAATCTCTGAGTGTTGGTTCTCGTACCTGGAGTACTCCATGCCAAACAAGGCATTGAGACCAGGCTCTAGCTCTTTCGCTAGTTGTGCGCGTGATATAGCCATATCTTAGTCTCCTATACGCCAGTTGTAGAAACAGTGGCCGCAACAATTGAGCCAGTAGGCGCATTGAAGTGGTTGTTTATACGAACGATTAGTGGGATACCAGCAGCAGTGAAGTCAGAATTGTCTGGATCATTTTGGATGCCCATAATTCTTAACGCCAATGTGTTGGTGGTTGCGACTGTATTCAAGTCCGCTGTTGCAGAAGAAATACCAGTAGTTGTAGAACCACTGTTACCCGTAGCAAAAGCAATGTTTGCGAATACAGATGTACGAACTTCCGCTTCAGTGTTCTGTCCCGACACAACATTAGATGTTGCAATCGTGAACAATTGATTTGGATCATCGTACAAAAAGGCTTTGACAGGGAAATCTGAATCCGCACCAGAACCAGGCCAATAGTTTGACCATATTGTTTCACCAGTTGTTGAAGAAACGTACTCACAACCTCCGAAAACTCCTACAATAGAGACGTTACCACCAGCCGCAGCTTGTAGATCGTCAATGACACCCGCAGCTAACGGTATAACCGCCATGCCTTGGTAAATTGGATTAGAGTTATCAGAAGCTATGCGATATTCCGTCATCCCGGTAGAGTTGGTCGATTGACCAATTTTTCCAATCGGTCGGAGACCGAAGGAACCGTTAGAATTTGCCATAATTAGCTCCTATATAGCTAAGTTGAATTTATTCAGTGTCGCGGTCGCGTCCACCAAAGCTCACTCGACTTGATCTCCTATTTTCAATAGGCATTGAAGGGTGTTGTTCCTTCATCAAGTCTTGATCCACAGCTGTCATTTGATCACGGGTCCGATCCCGATAATATGCGGTTCTCTCAGATACTGTTTCTTCAGGTATTCTAGCAAGCATAAGCCCGCCGTTACCAATTACCCCAGCGTGTTTCCCATCCTCAATAGTAGCAAAGTCACCATTAGGATACTCATCAGCTCTTACGGGTTCCCAACCTTCACGCAACTTTGAGTGAACGTTCATGGAATCGTCGTCACCTCTAAGGGATGTCCTAATCCAACGATGTTGATACCCAGGTTTGGGTTCTGGGGCTTCTAGCCTGCTTGGGGGTGCCCAAGGTTTTCTCCGTGTATCATTTTCACGGGTTTGTTGTGACCGTTCTGTTCTGTCTGACATTACCTTTTCCTCAATCTTTGACATACTTAGCGTACTCCTCTAAAGGAACCCCAAGTTTTTTAGCAATCGCAATTTGCGAGGGTGATAACTTGACGGTCCTGCGCCCGGTTTTTGTTGTGCGGGATGCGGAAGTATCAGCCGATGCGACTCTGGCACTTCCCCCGTTTTTTCGACCAGCGTTAAAACGTTGTGGAAACTCGGTTCTCATACGCTTGTCAATCTCACTATAGTACTCATCTGCTTGCGGGTCAAACCCTTCTTCTTCAACAAGCTTACGATGAATACCAAAAGCGGCATAAGTCATGACTTCATCTTGACCAAACCACTCGTTTTTTTCTGCCCAGCCTTCAGCTTTTGGATCAGCTTTTGGAGGTGGAGCTGTTGCTACGGGGGCACTTGCCTGTACTTGTGTACCGCCCTCAACTGGAGCTTTTTGCATTTTTGTCTGATCTTGCCGCTGTTTTGCTAGTCTATATCTTTCTTGCTCGATAGATATTTTAGACAAAGCACTTTGCGCCTCAAACATTTTATCCACATCGCCAGACTCATGGGCATCGCGATAAATATTCTTTGCTGTTGCAAGCTGTGACTCTAGCCGAGTACCGTATTCATTTAAATACCCTTTATCTAAACTTGTCAGCCTTTCTTTTAATTTATCGTTTTCTTGTTTCACAGTTTGAGCAAACCGCACAGCTTCTTCTCTGTCCCGTTCCTCTGTTCTGTATTTATCTGTTAGCGTTTTAATCCTTTTTTGAACCCGTTTGCTGTAATCGTCCAGCTCTTCAGACTCTTTTGGATCCTCTTCTGATACCACCACTTCAGCCGTAGTGGAATCATGATCCGATTCAGAGTTAACCAAAGGTTTAGTGTCATCCACCGTGACTTCAACTTCCTCATTCTCATTTTCAACTTTCTCTTCTGCTTCAGCCATAATTAGTACCTCAAATGTGTTTTATATCATCAGGTTCAAATATTTTAGCAATAACCTCATCGTCATTGATAATTCGAACTTCACCACCTTCTATTCTAAATCTTGAACCAGCATATCTTCCAATACAAACCCACTCTCCTTCTTTACACCAAGGTTCTGGGTTATCTCCAAATTTGTTTGGATCTAAATATGCTAAAGGCCCAACCTTTAAAACATAGGCTACTACAGTCGCCAACGCTTCGCGCTCACGAATGTGATCTGGTACTAATAAACCACCGTCTGTTTTCTCTCTGCCTTGATAGGGCATAACAAGAACTCTCCAGCCAGTAGGTTGCGGAAGTCTATCTATTAGGGGTTTTTCAATTAAAGTCGGATCCAAGATCTTTTCTTTAGGATCGACGTATGCGCTATTAACGTCTACAGAGGCTGCGCTCTTTGCTGCTTTCTCCGTTTTAATTTTCTGCGCGACATGGTCAGGAACGTATAAGGTCTTCGACATCGTCTGCGTTATTCTCCAGCAAGGACTTTATTTCATTTCGGGTAAAAGCGAGTCCTTGTGCCTCTCCTACCAAATGGCGGTACTGTTCGTAACTTTGAACACCTCCGTTTATCAACACCGTTGAGATATCATCTTCACGCTGTTGAAGCTTCTTATATAGATGTTTTGCAAAGTCTACAACATCCATTATAAAATATCTTTATAATCTCTATCAACAATCGGTCCACCAGAAGACCAGCTGTTGCAAGTTTTTGATGACGCACATACAAATTTCCATATTTGACAGTAACCTAAATCACCAGAGTCATCACCAATACACTCTAACATTTCTTCGGTTTGGTTGTATGAAGCGCAGTTTCCGCATACATCCAAACCAAAAGTTTCGCCATAATCAGCAGATAAAACAGCTTCTTCTTTATTTTCAGCGTTTATATCTGCATCTTTTGTGGCAATAGGACAAGAAGGCTCACCATTCTCCCCTCGATTGATCCTATCAACAGGGATAGATCCATCAGGAAGAATACTGATCATTATAGTTGCCATTAAAATGTACCGCTAAACTTT